AAGTTGTATGGTTAGGATACCACTCCTCATGAGTCTTAACTTTATCTACATAAGGCGTTCTAGTTGAGAACCCGCCGGGAGTTCCTAACGCTGAAATTGCTGCCCCATAATCCACACCAGCCATCGAAGGATAAGCCGTAGGTTCTATAGCAGTGGCGACTGCTTGTTCTGGAGAAGCATAAGGCGTCGTTGTCGAAAATCCTCCGGGAGTATTTAGTGCTGAGATCGCGGCTCCATAATTAGGTCCGGCCATAGAGGGGTATCCCCTAGATTGATAATCAGCATCAACTCTTACAGGGTCTCCAGATACCATGCCGGGATTCGGATATCCTTTTTGTACTGATTGTAGTCCAGTGGCTATATTACGCAAATCTTGAGCCTGAGTCTGCAATGCTGCAAGCTGGCTCATAAGAGAATCGTGAGGGTCGGGCCTTGGATTCATAGCCGACCTATAATCAGAAAGAAAGGTCGCTGCATCTTGTCCAGCGGTTGCAGCATCTTCAACAGGACTTCCGGGTCCACCCATTAAATTCTCAGGAACTGCAGGAGCAGTCTGTGGCCCACCACTCATATCTGGACCCATCGCATCACCCATCCCGGCCCCAGAAAGAACTGCTTCCAATTCTTCAAAAGAGGGGTTAGGACCAAGGTCTGGAACTGCCGGGGCTGAAGCTGGTCCACCAAAAGTTGAAGCACCTGTTTCTTCAGGTCCGCCAGACCATCCAGCAGAACTATATCCCAGCCCAAGATAAGGAGTATCAGCCTGATATTCTGGAACTGCCGGAGCGCTTGCAGGTCCAGAAAGTTCTGTACCTTGCGTCTGAGTGGAAACAGCATTTGCTGCCTCATCCAACACATCTGCCATTTGACCAATTACATCAGCAGGTGATCCTCCAATCTTATCAAAAGGAGTTCCTTCTGCGCTGAATCCTTCGCTACTAAATCCTTCCCATGCCATAATTATTTCCTCTGGTGGAGGCGGGGGGAATCAAACCCCCGTCCAGAAAGTGAGTTAACCTTTGTTTCTGTCGAAATCATAGCGCCCCCTAATGAATGCTTTTTCCCATCTCTTCGACTCCCTTCTTAATAGCCTTATCAAGAATAGCATCTACATCTACTTTCTTTTTAACTTCCACTACACCTTTGTGTTCAACTTCTTTCTTCTCTTCTTTTCTACTATGAGAAGAAGTCCATCCAAAACGATTAACCATGTTCATCAACCACAAGCCATGATTAAATCCGCGAGTATCTAGATTTTCTCTACCCTGTCTAATCCACCAAGCCTCTGCTGCTTCTTTTCCAATCTCAACTATTTCTCTAAAACTTTGCTTTTCTGAGCCAGCACTATTAGCCCATCTATTGAAAGTAGACCTATTAATACCCATTATACGGGATGCTTCGACAATAGTTCCACCACCATCAAAAAGACCTTCAATACGACGACTCATTACTGGCGTCCAAATAGTTGCAAACTTACTTTTTTTAGGCACGGTTTCTCCTCGGTGAACTGTCCTTCTTTCCTCTTGGTCTGCCGGGACTTTTATTCCTATTGTTACTCTTACTCACGACAGAAAGATTACTAGCTTTATTATTTCTAGGATTGCCATCTTTATGATGCACATCCTTTCCAGCTTTTACACCACTTGACTTTTTAACTCTACGTCTTGCAGTATTTCTCGCAGCACGATCTTTTTTCTGCTTAGGCTTTGAATGATACCTATCGTATTCAAGTCTATAACTACGAGCCATTTTTCTTTTTCCCTTTAAACTGAATTGGTCCGGGCATGAGCCAAGAAAAAATCATCGGAACAATCACAATTGCCAAAAGCGCCCAACCGCCCATTTCAATCAACTTACCAAAAAGTGTCCAGAAATTATCCGGGGCATGTTGCACTACAGTATCAGCAGTAACAGCTATAGGTTCACCCTTTACGCTCTTTTCCGCAGTGATAGCAGAGACACTCGCAGCCACTACTCCCCCGGCGACTGCTGGTGCAATCACAGAGGGCGTCAATGCATTCACGGCAGCTACAGTTCCCGCCGTCGCTCCCGCTGTCATTAGACTGCTTTTTACTTTTGCTAAACTGCATCCTGCGATATTCAGTGAGAAAAGGACTACCCAAAAGACCCTAATACCAGTATTCCAACGATAACCAATCCTATTACCCAAGGCTTGCTTCGTATCTCGTCCCATAACTTTTTTAATCCGTCCATTTAAAATCTCCATTAGTTCAATTGAAAACTTGATCCGCACCCACACGAATGTGAGTTGGTAGGTGGTGTGAACTTGAACGACGGTTTGAATGGATCGTCACTCCAGTCCATTACAGCGTCCCCCAGTAAATCCAAGGAGACAGCATCTGAAAATATTGTCTCTGTCAGCATCTTCGCATCTTCCGGAATCTCTGATGTCCCTTTCAGTTTTATTTGGTAACCTGAACAACCGCCTCCTTCCAAACAAACTTCCAAGAACCCTTCTCCATTGAGAACCTGATTCACCTTTGCTTGTGCTGATTCTGTTACCGTCATTATTTTTTCTTTGTTGCTCTAGAAACCTTACGCCTACCTAATGCTGACATCTTTTTAGTAGACTGCTTGCCTCTGGTCATACCAAGTCGTTCATCTAACCGCGCATCTCTAGGACGTCGCGCTGCATACTTTTTTCTTCCGGCCATTTTTTAATCTCCTTGTTGAGGTTTTCTTGACTCTAAACGAGCCTCTACTGTTCCTATGAAAATTTTAAAATTGTTGGAATAATTTTTAAAATGATCAAGCGTTTTTTCTACAGCTTCCTTTCCAGAATACGAATAACTATACAATCTCCTGTAATGATCAAAAACAACTTTCTGAGTCTTAGTCATTTCTTTTTAGGCTTCCACCCAGTCTTTCTAAGAGTCCCATATACATATGCATCTGATTTCTTTTTACCATAGCCTTTTTTACGAGCCTGTGTTTTTAATTTCCTTTCCAGTGCTTTAGGCATTACTATTCACCATTCCCGTAAATCTTATCAGTGAGTTTATTTACCTGCATTTCTAGTCTCTCGATCTTTAGGTCTTGCTTTACATCGGAAGGCAGAGAACCGCTTCCCCATTTACCTGCTGGCCAAAGTTCAACAAAGGACGAGTTCTTATCAACGTCCTTGCTCATCATCTGAATCTGAAAATCATTATGCTGGACTGCACTTTGCAAACTAGAGGCCCACCATACAATACCAGCCGCTTGTATCAAAAGGGTTATTCCAATTCCAATTACAAATTTATTATCCATTAGTCGTAGGAAGGATAACCTTTCTGCTGTTGCTGATTACTGCTTGCCATCCAATCAAATATTTTCTCGTGCTGAGTCATGATCTCACGGTCAACCTCTCTTAATGATGAGATTTCTTTTCTAAGTTCATCTATTTTAAATTCTAGAACATCTAATCCACTGATGGCTTGGTCGTGTTCTTGAATTTCTTTGATTGCCGCTTGATTGTTATGGATGGCGATTCCACATTTTTGCGCTTCAGCCTCCAATGCTGGAATAGCTTCTCCCTGTATCCCCGACAGTCTTTGAACTTCTGAAGAAAGAGATGAAGCCCACCAAATAGCCCCACTTGTCTGAGCAACCAAGAATAATATTGCACCAAAAAATTTAGCATCTATGTTCATTTGTAATCATCATCCGTAATATGTATATGTTTTTCCCCGCACCAAGGGCAATAAATTTCCTTATTAATTAAAAGCCTTTCTGCACCATGTTCTAGAGCGATACTCCACCACATATTGCAAGTCGTACATGAAAAGTGATGAATGATTTCCCTGTTATCTCTCATTTAAAATATCAGCTAATTTACTTACCTGCTTAGATACTGTGTCCGTTAAAATAAAGGGCAGTATTCCATGAACTAAAGATACAACAGCAAGGAATAAAAACCCAACAGCAAGGCGTACAGTAAACCTAAAATGAACAAAATAATTCTCCTCTACTTCCTTCAGATGTTTAATCATTTAAAAATGTACCATAGTAAACCACTAAGAGCGGCTATATCCACACAAACAGACCAGCAAAGATAGACTTTAAGGGCATACCTCCTCCACGAGGTTTCATTGGGCCTTCTGATATACAGTGTTGGGTAAAACCATTGCATCTAACTTTTCCTCTAGTCTAATTAAGTGATCCATTATTTCGCTGAACTGATCGTCTGTTCTGGCAACTACACGCTCTAATCTATTCTCAACAGTCTCTAATTGAAAAGCCTGTATTGCAACGCTCTCTCTTAAATCATATATAAATGTGAAGCCACCGACTATCAAACCTGCCGTAGCTACGATATGTCCTACGGATAGGCTCTTATTCAGTTGACTTCCATTGCTCATAACATTATTTCCTGATAAGGCGTCCCATCCATATTAAGTGCTGGTGGGGCCATGTTAGGCGGCCTATCAAACTTAAGCATGAATTGACCGCTGAATACTACACATGTAGCATTTGGAGATAGTGTAAGAATCCCTACAGTACCCGTATTAGGATTCTCAACAATAACTATTTTTAAACTTTCATTCATCTGAAAAGTTGTAGCAATATGAACAGCGAAATCTGTAGTCAATGAAGAAATCATGTCACTAAAATTTGGTGTACACATCATCTTAACGGGCATCATAATAGTTTTAGTGTTAGGGGGAGGCCCACCAAAAGCTACTAGAGGAACAAGAAGAAGCAATGAAAGTAAAAATTTTTTCATCAATAACCCGTTTTTAATTTCTTAGTTTTTCTAGCACCAGCCTTAGCGGGTCTTGATCCACCAGCCTTTTTTCCATTCATAGGTT